TATTGGCGGATTTTATCATATTCGGAATTTAATAGAAAAATATAGAAAAATATAGAAAAATATAGAAAAATATAGAGGACTGAGTGATTTTCTTCACTGGCAGTTCTAACCGAGTCAAATAATGTGGGAGATGCCTACAACAACAAGAGAAATCGCAAGGCACGCCTACATTAATAACATAAAAAAAGTCATTCACATATATATCTTAAATTTATTTTTTGATGTGAAACACGATTTAGCAATCACTTCTTAAAAAATTGAAATACTTTTTCTCCAAGAAGTATAAGGCTGCCAACCAAACGAACTTTTAAAGCTCCTATATAACTACTACAAAAAAAACATGTCTCGCCTGATGAACCAGTCACAACTCGATGATGCGTGGTACGAGTTCGGACCAGTGGATTGGGTTTGGGCCGAACAACTCAAGCTGGATGAACATGAAAAAGAAAAAAAGCGGGAGCAGGAGCAGCAGGAGGAGCAGGAGGAGCAGGAGGAGCAGCAGCAGCTGGAGCAGCAGGATGAGTGGGCCCAATGGGAGGCGGATAAGGGGATGGACGAGCGGATGGAGCACGAGATGGAGAAGCATATGGGGAGGCACCATCCGCTGGCACAGGTACTGAAAGAGCACGTGGAAAAAGAACGAAAGAAGCAGGAGCAGCTACTGGGACAGAAACTGATGGAGCAGTTGGAAAAAGAACGAAAGAAGCGGGGACAGGAGATGGAGCAGGAGCAGGAACTGAATACTTTGTATGAGGAGGAGCATGATAAGCAGCGACAGCGGTGGTGGCTACGGTTTCATGATTATTGGCTATTGTATGAAGCAACCGAACGTAAGCTATTTGACATTTGGCAGAGCGAGAGGGCAGAACACGCGCGCTTTAACATAGTATGGTTGCGCCCGGAACACGACGGTTATGCAGAGGCCGTTGCAGCGTTCCGCGCAAAGACGCGTCACATTGACCAGCAATACCATGACGATTTGGATCAACTTGCTGGTGTCACTCACTACGAACTCGATGTGCGATTCCATCGGTTGGACATTGCATTTCGGTGGGCGAAAGAATTGAAAGAGTACCAACTCAACCGGAATTACCAGATTGATCGCAAGTCTTCCGAGCAGGAAATCGCCGAGTTTGACGATGAACTGGTCCGAATCAACTCGGATCATCAGCTGGAGGTGGACTACGTTGACGCAGACGTGCGGTATGCGGCAACACCACCAACCACAGCAGAGGCAGAACTTCACGACAAAATGTGGCTAGAGATTGATGAGATGTACAAGTGTCGTGCAATCGATGAAGCACGTGTTGCAGAGAGGGTACAGTATTTAGCCCAACTGGATGCGAAATACTACGCAAAGAAAGCGCAAGAGAAAGAGAAAGAGAAAGAGAAATCGTAAGGCACATCCACTACAAAAACACATTAAAAAAACACATTAAAAAAGGTATAAATAATTATATACCTTTTTTAATGTTTTTTTGTTGCACATAGTACCTTAATATTGATACAATTGTTTAACTCTAAACGTAAAGGACCAATCGACACCATTTAGGTCAATTAAATTGCCTTTATCGTCGACTAATTTAATACCCAATCGTTCAATAGTAACTGGACCAAAATAATCCCTACTATTTGAAGCCATATTAACTCCATAGGCTAATATTGTCTCCCCAGGATCAGCCTTTGATACTGGAATGACGGCCAATACGTCGTTTGTAGTTGGAGCGATATTACGATATTTCTTTTCTTGTCTATTTTGATTAATAGTATTTATAGCATACAGTTGTGCTTGTGTCAAGTTTCTTGGTGCGGTCATTACTGCCACGCCCTTTCCACTTATATTTTGCGCCATATTACTGCAATTGGAATATCCGGGGACATCTAATTTGGTCTGAGTATCGACCGTACTTATAATGCCTTTATTTAATCGATTATTATTAAAATCGTCGACTACAAGCATTAAATATTGGGGACCAGATAGTGCTGGTGCCGCTTCAGCCCAATATTTTACGGGTGAAATGTCATTATAAGGGATATACAATCGACTAGCATTGTCCGGGTCAATATTTCGAAATCCCAATACCCAACCCAGATTATTGTTTACAAACATGGTAGTTATACACGGATTGCATATACCAGTCGGGTCAACCAAAGGAAACCAGTCGATGCTATATTTATTTGATTCCTCTCCAGTAATATAGATTTTATTCGATACTTGGTCATAGGTAACGATTATTTTATTCTCTGTGAGCAGGGTGGTTAAGGTTGTGCATATAGTGTCCGCGGTATAGTGCCCTGACGGTACGGATATAGTAGTATACGTTGGCGTGGAGTCATTACTATATATAGTAAAACAACTATTGCCTATAAAAGTAGAAATATTATACCAGGTTTTCGGAATCTGCACTGAATATAATTCCATAGAAATGACGTTAGATAGTGGGTCAGACAAGTTAACAGAAAACATAGTATTAAAGGACGGGAGAGATACGTCCAGTCCCGCCCAGGGCAAAACATTTGATCTATATTGACTGTCAATTATAACAGTTCTTTCAATGGTATTTGTTTGATTAGGATTAATAGTTCCTTGGGCAATAGGTACATTGTATACTTGATTAATTCCTAGAGTTTCTTGCTTCATTTGAAAATTAGAATTATCATTAAATATCTGTACCTTATTCTTTCTAGACGTGGTTTTATTTGTCTGTACAGTATTATTCTGTGTCAGGGATTGATTTTGCATCCAATTCAATAATTGTCCCCCTGCTTGTTCAGAGAAATCTGCATCACCTTTCTTTGCGGAAATATCATCTAGTACTTTATCACGTGCCTGTGTTAAAAATGTAGAGACGGATATAGACCCATCATTCATGGCCTTGGTAATTAGTTTATTAGATACAGTAGTAATGTCCTCTGCATTTGGATCGGTTAAATCGAGCAGTTCTAATATATCCGACACACTCCAATCGTCAATATTATCTTTAGTTATATCGGTCATGTGTATAGTATACTAAGGAACTTTTAAGCAAAGGTAACTATTAATGGATATATGGTATCTTCGCTCAACGAGGATAAAAAAACAGTATAATACCTATACCTCACACTAACCTAGCCATCAATACGACTAGTACCCTTATATCTACGGATAAACATTTTAAGTAATTTATTAATAAAATCGATATGAATGTTATTAATAAATATGTCTGGCATTAGAGTAATGCCTTGGGCTCTTTTCAAATGTGTTTTACCCTTAAACATGAGGGCGTCTAGTATATAAAATAGTACCTCTTCTTTTTTTGATAGGTCCGCGCGGTCAATTCTATAACACCCTTTGTATGTATATCGGTTATAATTACCCCAGTCATATATTTTATATTTCTTATCAAAGGATAACCTGTTTTTAATTAACCCGATTCCGATAAGTTTGTTAAGGTCGTTGTGCATTTCTAATACAATAACCCTTGCGCCTATGGGAATACTTTCCCTCATCAGTTTAGGCGTCCCATATATACAGCCTACCCATTTATTTTTATCTCTCCATCGCTCGTTTTGGGCTAACGTGTCCGTATTAAATCTAGTACAAGTAAGGAAGGTCATTCTGGTTATAATAATAAGCACCCCAATAAAAATCAATTTTATGGAAAATATAAGTTAAGTATAAAGTAATGAGTAGTTATGCAAATATATATAAGTTGTTAATTATCACAGTAATATCCCTGAAACTATTGTATATTGGGGTAGTGGTAGTTTCAAAAATCGGCATTTATGCAAAGTGGTCTACCCAGACAAATCTATATCTAAATAATCTAAAGGATTCCATGTTAAGTGTGTCTGAAATATTTATGTATATGGTTTTAATCGCTATTTTTTATCCAAGGAACAATTCATCTGATATTAAAATTAATAAAGAAGAACAACTTATATTGTTTATTTTGGGTATATTAGGTATATTACATACTAATTGGGAGTTGGTTCAGGGATTTACTACTGATCTATATAATGTGTCAACTACTATATAATGTGACAACTACTATATAATATTCATCTATAGGTATAATATAATGTCTGCTAAAAGTATTAAAAAAAAACCCAAGGGAAATACCAGAAGGCTACTTGCCAAAGATAATAAAATTACTAGAATTTCCAGCGCAATGTATGCGAAATATAACAAACTATCTCCATTTGAACTGAATAATACTCTAATTAAATTGGCTGGGCCAAAGGCGTTAAACGCTGGTAGAGGCAATCCTAATTTTTTTAATTCCTTTGGTCGACAAGTGTTCACGGACTTACAGAAAGCAGTATTGGAGATGTCTCCTTCTTTAGGAGGAGACGGGGATATATCAAGTTACCCCTTAGTGTCCGACATGGATTATATGAGCGTTCTTGTAAAGAAGTGCAGTTCCTGGCCATCAGATAGAAAAACATTTTTTTTAGGATATTTAAATTATTTAGTAAAAAGAGCAAAGGAGGAAAAACAGGATGTAAATGCTGTAATATATGACGTCGTGTTATCTACCTTGGGGTGTTATTATCCTGTCCCACCCCAAATACAATTACATTTGGGGCTGATTTCAGAGAAATTTTTATACGACCTCGTCATGTCCGAGGCGAAGCCAACAGACCCCGGGGCAAAAATGAAACCGGGAGAGTTCGAATGCTTTGCGACTGAGGGGGCTGCCGCGGGTATTTTATACGTATTTAACACCTTAAAGGAAAATTATTTACTGCTATCTAAGGACACCATAGCAATTATTACACCTATATTTAGTCCATATATAGAAATGCCCGTTTTAACCGATTATGACCTTAATATAGTTGAATTAAAATGTAACCCAGACAATAACTACTGGTTAGATGATTCAGAAATAGATAAATTAAAGGATAAGAAAATTAAGGCACTATTCATGGTAAACCCGGCTAATCCCGCAGGATTTTCCCTATCCAAGGCCAACATAGATAGAATAGGTAATATAGTAAATACCGAGAGACAGGATTTAATAGTATTATCCGACAATGTATATGCTCCCTTTGCCGACCAATATAATTCTTTTATGGTTGCTTGCCCCCTTAATACAATTGAAGTGTATTCGCTAAGTAAATATTTTGGTACTACTGGGTGGAGGCTTGGACTAGTCATGGTTGCTAAGAAAAATAGATTAAATTTGTTGCTGGCTAATCAAGCGCCCAAATATAAAAAGGCATTAAGCAATAGATATGAAACTGCTACAATGGATTCCAATAAACTATCTTTTATGGAACGTCTTGTATTAGATAGTAGACAAGTAGCAGAAGCACATGTAGGAGGTCTATCTACGCCACAACAGGTATTAATGGGTATATTACTATATTATGATATACATGACCGAGCTACAGATAATTCCTATAAAAATAAGATTAAGGGTATACTTAAGGACCGAATTTCTTCATTTTATAATGAATTAAAGACGCCGTTGGTGGTTCATCCTACTCAGACAAATTATTATAGTCTAATACACATACCAACTATTGCCAAAAATATATATGGTGATAAGGCGGCAAATCATTTAGTATCTAAATACGAGTATTTGGAATTTTTAATACATTTAGTAACTAAATATCATGTAATATTATTGCCAGGCGCAGGTTTTGATGCTGACCCTTGGACGTTACGCATCAGTTTAGCAAATTTAACGGACGTAGATTATCCTCTAATTGGAAAAGCATTAAATAAGGCTATTGGAGATATGGTCGCTCCAGCATTAACATAAGTAATATATGTATAATACATAATGGACCTAATTAAACCGTTTCTTATTGGAGGGTCAGTAATTTCTGGAGCAAAACTAGTGGCTAAGTATGTATCCCCTGCATTGGCTCCCTTAGTCGGTGGAATGCCGACTGGAATGATTACTACCTTTTTTTTAACGTCGGATAAGGATAGAAAATTATTTTATAGTGGGTACATGTACAGTTCCTTTCTATTATTTTTGGCAGTGGTATTGGCCAACATATTGTCTAATAATAGTAAATTGGAAGTAAATTATATTTCGGCCATTTCAATTGTTGTCTGGGCCTTAATAAGTTATATTGCTATTACTTATTTAGTTCCAAAAACCAAGTCCTCTTAAGCAGATACCAGTCTAATATATAATACTTTGTATATATTAGATGTACAATATTATAGTCTTTATAAATAATATTGTAAATCTCCTGCCAAAATTGATTATTCGTTTGTCTATTTAAATTATACAATGAGCATTAAAATACTGGTTTATAACCAGTATTAATTTCAGTTAAGTGCTGCTGTATCAAATTATC